ATAAGTGGAGAACACTATAAGACAGTTCAATTAGAAAAGATTGTTCCTGTACTTATACAATCGGTTAAAGAACAACAAGAAATTATAGAAAAACAAACCTTAGAAATTGAAAAATTAAAGAAAATAGTTTATGATTTTATAAACAAATAACAATTGGTTACCTTTTTTAAAAAATACACATATTTATACATAAAAGAAACATACTATGGGATATACAGAACAATGGAGTCTTAAGAACCTAAAAAAGCAAAATTATAATGGACTTGAGGGTGTTATTATTGGCACTCAATGGGAAGTAAAAGTAACAGATGAAGATGGATACAGTGCTAGTTTCCAAGGAGCTACACCATTTCCAGTAGCTAATGTAAACGTTAGTTCATTTACATCTTATGATGAACTTACCCAAGAACAAGTATTAGGATGGGTTAAAAATCATGTAAGTGGTTCTAATCCATCTACAAACTATTGGAATCATATTATTGGTAGAATTCAGAAAGATATTGATGGTCAGAAATATACTGTTACCACTGTAAATGAAAATGAATTACCTTGGTATACTGGTTCATTATCTGGTTCAGTAACACCTGACCCACTTGCTAATGAAGCACGTTTTACAGCGCAACCAGAATAATGGTTTTTAGTTGAAATATTAAAAAGACCCAAACATTAATATTAAAATTGTGTTTTGGGTCTTTTCATTATATTTATATGTGTATTTTTATAACATTAATAAATACAAACCTAAAATACAAATTGGAGAAATAAAATGGCAGAAAGAATCGTATCACCTGGCGTATTCACAAGAGAAAATGACCTATCATTCCTAGCACAAGGAGTAGGAGAAATTGGAGCAGCATTCGTAGGACCTTTTAAGCAAGGACCTGCATTCGTTCCAACTATTGTGAGAACACAATCGGAGTTTGAAGAAATCTTCGGAACACCTGATGGAACTTATTATACTGAATATGCAGTACAAAACTATCTAAGAGAGGCTGGAACAGCAACAATTGTAAGAGTAGCCGGTGTTGGTGGATACCAACAAGCAGCTCCTTTAGCAATTATGGCATCTGGTTCTGCTGGATTAGGTAGAAAAATGATTGGTGTATTATTTGGTACTACTACGGTAGCACAATCACCTGGATTTCCATCGGCAGTTGTAACTGATTCGGTGGCTCAATCGGGATCATTTTCTATATTAGGAAGTGGAATATCTGCATCAAATGCATCTATTCTCCCATCTTCTCCGAATGATATTTCTGATGTATTTGGACAATCTCCATACGGTTCAAAGGTAGCATATACTTACGCTTATTTCGAAGATTCAACAACTAATTATACTGGTTCTGCTTTAAGTGAAACTGTAATTAGTGGTGAGGTGTTACCTACACAAAATTTTGCATTTGATGCAAAAGAAGCAGAAACTCCGTTCGTAGTTTCTCAAGCTATAAGTGGTGAGAGATTTGACCTTTTCAAATTTGTAACATTAGGACATGGTACATTATATAATACTAAAATTAAAGTTGGTATTTCTAATGTAAAAGCAGCTGGTGAAGATGGCTCAACTGATTACTCAACATTTACTGTGACTGTAAGAGCATATTCTGATACTGATAAAAGAAAGACTGTATTAGAAACATTTAATAATGTAAACCTTGACCCATCATCTCCTAACTATATAGCTAAGAGAATTGGTGATAGATGGAATCAGATTGCACCTGATGGAAAAATAACTGAAAATGGCGATTACTCAAACAAATCAAAATATATAAGAGTTGTAGTAAAGCTACCAGGTCAATTCCCAACATCAGCAGCACCATTTGGACATGACCCGTACACAAACCCAGTATATTGTAATAGTAATTCAATAGCACAAACAGTTCCTCCGGTAACTTATGTAACAGCATCTGCAAATAACACAGCATCAACTCCAACTTTCTTCTCTGGTTTTGATTTCTCAACTATTGATAACAAACAATATTTGAAACCAATACCGGTAGATGCAGAGTTTGGTTTAAATACTGCATTTGCATTTGATTCTCAATTATCATATCAAATGACAGGTTCTAAAACCGATGATATGGTTAAGAGACAATTTGTATTAGCATTCCAATTTGGATTTGATGGTTCTAATCCAATTGTAAAACCTGCTAAAGCTGGTGATAGAGATATAAATAATCAGCCTATATGGGGTAACTCAAATACTCAAGGATTCAATTGTTCAAACGCATCTGCTAATGGTTCATTGGCATATACAAAAGCAATTAACGCTATATCAAATTCGGATGAATATGATATTAATTTAGTTGTAACTCCTGGTATCGTTAGAGAACTCCATCCATCGGTTACTCAAAAAGTAATCGATATGGTAGAAGATAGACAAGATTGTTTCTATATTGCAGATTTTACTGATTTTGATTCGGACATCACAACAGCAACCGAACAAGCGGCCGAAGTAGATTCTAACTATGTTGGTACTTACTTCCCTTGGGTTAAGACAGTAGATAACAATACAAACAAATTAACAACTGTTCCTCCATCAGTTCTACTTCCAGCGGTTTACGCTCAGAACGATAGATTGGCGGCAGAATGGTTCGCACCTGCTGGTTTAAATAGAGGTGGTATCATTGGAGCAGTTAGTGTATTGAATAGATTAACACATTCTGAAAGAGACACTCTATATGAGAATAAAGTAAACCCAATCGCAGCATTCCCTGGACAAGGTATTGTAGCATTTGGACAGAAGACATTGCAAGATAAGGCTTCAGCATTAGATAGAATCAACGTAAGAAGATTACTTATCAACTTGAAGAAGTTTGTAGCATCTACATCTCGTTTCTTAGTATTCGAACAAAATACTTCAACAACTAGAGCAAGATTCTTAAACACTGTGAATCCTTACTTAGAGGCAATTCAACAAAGACAAGGGTTATACGCATTCAGAGTTGTAATGGATGAAACCAACAACACACCTGATGTAATTGATAGAAACATATTAGCAGGACAGATATTCCTACAACCGGCTAAGACAGCGGAATTTATCGTAATAGATTTCAACATCTTACCAACTGGGGCATCTTTCTCCGCATAATATGAAAACAAAGCAAGGTAATATTTATTAATATAAAATAAAAGGGAAACAAAATGGCAGAAATATTAGAGTTTGACAAGATGTTCTATACGAACTTCGAACCTAAAATGAAAAATCGCTATATTATGGAGTGGGAAGGTGTTCCTGGCTACATGGTAAAAGCAGCGGCAAGACCTTCAATTCAATTTGGAAAGGTAACTTTAGACCACATAAACATAAAAAGACAATTGCAAGGTAAAGGTGAGTGGCAAGATATTACCGTTACCCTTTATGACCCAATTGTACCATCAGCAGCTCAATCTGTTATGGAGTGGGTACGTTTAGGACATGAATCAATTACTGGTAGACGTGGATACGCTGATTTCTATAAAAAAGATATAGATTTCTACATGTTAGGTCCTGTTGGTGATAAGATTGAGCAGTGGAAATTGAAAGGAGCATTCATCACTTCAGCTAACTTTGGTGATGTAGCATTCGATTCTGATGAACCTGCAACAATTGAATTAACACTTACTTACGATTACGCAATCTTAGAATTCTAAAAATATTCCTTACGGAAGCTACCGAAGGACAACCCTCATCAGAAATGGTGGGGGTTTTTTATTTCTAATTTTTTTCTTTTTATGTATTTATATATACAAACAAAAACATATAAAAGTTATGGCAGAAGTTAATATTACACAACAACCATCTACACCAAAGGTAGATAATAGAAAATTTGAATTCCCAACCGAAACAATCGAATTACCATCGAAAGGTTTAGGCTATCCAGAATCACATCCTTTAAAGAAAGGTACAATTGAATTAAAATATATGACAGCAAGAGAAGAAGATATTCTTGCTAACCAAAGTCTTATCAAAAAAGGTATAGTATTGGATAAGTTATTTGAATCAGTAGTAGTTGAACCTGGTGTAAATCCAAACGATATATTGGTTGGTGATAAGAATGCAATCTTAATGGCTACTCGTATTTTAGCCTATGGGCCTGAATATGAAGTAGAAATTAATGACCCATTTACATACGAAAAACAAAAAGAGGTAATTAATTTATCAAAAGTACAAACTAAAGATATTGATGAATCTGTTTTAAATTCATCTAATAAATACAAATTTACATTACCTGTAAGTGGTAAAGAAATTGAATTTAAACTATTAACGCATGGTGATGAACAGGAGATTAATAGAGAGTTACAGGCTTTGGAAAAATTAAATAAAAATAGTGGGGCATCATTTGATGTTACAACTCGTCTAAAATATATGATTGTATCAGTTGATGGAAACGCTGATAGAGGATATATCAATAAATTTATAATGAATGAATTTTTAGCAAAAGATACAAAATCATTTAGAGCCTATGTAAGAGAAATAAGTCCTGATTTGGATATGAAATTTACATTTACATCTAATATAACCGGCGAAACGGAGGCGTTGGATATACCTTTTGGGATTGGCTTTTTTTACCCTACCACCTGATTATAGAACCCAACTTCATTCGCAAATTTGGGACATGGTTCAACATGGTAATGGATTTACTTGGTCAGATGTTTATTTCATGCCAACTTATCTTAGAAGATTCTATTTTAATAAATTAGTAGATTTGAAGAAAAAAGAAGCTGAAGAAATGAAAAAAGTAAAAGCAAAAACAAAAACACCGAAAGTGAGGATACGATAATCCTCACTTTTTGTTTACTTGAATATTTATACAATATAAACAAGAGAAACTATGTCTAAAAAAATAAAAAAAGAAGGTTTATTTTCAGCAACTAAAAAATTTACTGATGCATTTTTTGATGGTTTAAAAGGAAATGCTGTTAATAGAGCATTAGAGCAGGCAAAACAAAACAAATTACCAGCCGATGTAATTGATAGTATGCAAAAGATTGAAAATGAAAGACAAAGACTTTCACAAATTATTAAAAAATATTCGTAAACCTGAATAAATGACAGAAAATAGCGGAGATTTAAGAACAAGAGCGAGATTACTTGAAGAAATCCAAACTCGTGAAGCAGCTATTGCAGCAGCAAGAGCTAATTCTGCGCTTAACCAAGACTTATTAAATAGATACTTAGAAGTTCAAGAACGAAGAACTAGAAACGCGGCTCAGCAATTAAAAGAAATAAATCAACTAAGATTAAATGGGGCAGCAACTTCCGAACGTGAAGCATCTAGTTTAAGTGGTATTTATAAAAATTTAAATAAACTTGAGGTTGAAAGAATTGCACAAACACAAAAATCAAACACATTAACACAGGAACAAGTAGGTAAAGTAGATAAATTAGCTTCAATTAATCGTGATATTGCAAAATTATCACTTGAAGATGTTCAACAACGAACTGCGTTATTAAATGAATATCGTGATATTGAAGATAGTATAGGAAATATATCTGCACAAGACAAAGCTATTTTAGATAATTTAAAATTACAAAACTCTTTAGCTCAGACTTATGCTAATATGACAGAAAGTCAAAAAGAGCAATTGGAAGCCCAGCTAAAGGTATATGATGATATAAAGAAAACAATTGGTGGAATATTAGATACTGCATCAATATTAACAAGTGGACCGGCTGGTATTATTGGTATGAGTTTAATTGGTGCTGGTAAATTTGTTGATAAGTTAGGTGAAGTTAGAAGTCAATTGGGTGGTTTAACTGAATTTGGAACAACGGCACTTGCTTTCTTTGATGATAATGCGGTAGCAAATGCAAAAGAATTAGCATCGCAATTTGGTGGTATGAATAATGTTTCTGGAGAATTACAAACTTCAATTTCATTAATATCAGCAAATATGGGAATTACTGGTGTTGAGGCAGCATCATTAGCAGGTTCATTTGCAAGATTAAATGG